GTGCCGATGATGCGCTCACGAATGATGTCGGGAGAGTCCCCTTGCGAAACACCCAGTATGAGCGCGTCACGGATGCGCTTGTAGTCGGCCTTGCGAAGGTCGGCTAACCATTGATTGAGTGTTCCTGCCGAGGAGGCACCGGTGGCAAATGGGAGGCTGTTGATTGCGGACTGTGTTGCCGGGGATGGCTCATCTTCTTCATTGAGGCCGAGGATGGCCAACAGGAGTCCCCACTCGCGATCATGCTCGACCGGGGTGAGTTCCTTCTGTGTGGACTTGATTTGCTTGGCGGCCTCTTCCAAAAGCTCTTTCCGGAGCTGTACAATATCGGCCAGCAGTGCTTTGAACTTTGGGGTGTTAACTACGTTGTTACCAGAGAGGCGTGCGCGGAGGAGGAGGGCGAGTTTCCTGTCGTATCGCTCAAAGAGCTTGAGCAGCAGACGTGACTCTCGTTTGATGTATCGACGTAGCGCGATTTGGTTGCGCACCTGCGCGTCGATTATTTGGTCGGCGTGATCCACTAGAGAGGATTGTGGTTGATATCAACTAAGGGCTTATCAACTTTTGTGATAATCCTTTGGGCTTCCCACGCCTTTAGTTCCTCAGCAACATCGGTTAGCTCTTCGGCGATGCCAATGAAACGACCAGCTGCGAGTTGGATTTGAGAGGCTGCTCCTTTGGGGTCTACGGCAACGAAGGCAACGCTCTTGCCTAGTCCGAAGGCGAGCAGCCCTATGTTCTTGGCTACTTCTGCGGCATCACGAATGATCTGCTCTAGAGCTAGTTGATCGCTATTCTTTGGTTGGTACATTGGGCGGTCCTTCTGGTGGGGCCTGTTGGCCGTCTAAATCTATGGTTGCGGCTGGGGGTTGTGCTGCGGAGAGATCAAGCGCCTCTTCTTCTAATTCTGTTTTATTATTCGATATATCGAAATCATCGGCTAGGATTCCGCGACGTTTGAGTTCAATCAGATAGTTCTGCTGGCTGATGTCTCGAGCCTGTCTGGCCTGGCTCAACGCGCTGATGTCAATGCCTGATGCCTCTTCCGGACCAAAATCGGTGATTAGTGTTACGGTCCCCCCATCTTCTTGCCCAAGCCATTGGGCGGTGAGCGCTAGCGCGCTCTGGCAGGCGTCAATGAAGGAGAGGGTAACTGCCTGCAGGGGAGAGACGCTCTCGGCAGAGTCAAGCGCTCGAGCGGTTGCCGTCTCTCGGTCTGGAGACTTCTTGAGGAACTCGCTACCATATGCAGCCATCTTCCCCTGGAGCTCTTTTAGGGATTCGCGTCCAGCTGCGATGGCTGCACCGGAATGCTCCACGTAGTAAAACTTGGATTGCGGATCTTCTGATGCCAGGATTCTATAGGGGCCAATTACAGCACCCCCTTCGGCATTAAAGTCCCGCCCTCTTACATCAGGCGAAGTCGGGTCGTTATTATCTAAACTGGGAATTCCGCTGGCTGCCAAGATCGGGAATCGTGCGATGCGTAGGATGGAGTCTTGATCTGATTGCTCGTTCCAGTGCCCAACGTTCAGATCGCACAAATCTTGGAGTGGGGATTTACCCAGGAGGAAGCCTTGTCTGTCGGCGTAGAAGGTAACGAGAGGGATTCTGTCGATATCAATTGGAAAACGTGGTGTCTCAATGGGCCATCCGGCCGACTCGTCACTAGGGTGCTGCTCGTCCCTGCGGTAGACAGTAACAAACACACCCGTGTTCTCTTTGTCATCAATGGCAAGCAAATCGTACACCCGGATGCGCTCGACCTGTATCTCGTTGAACTCGTCATCCGGGTCTTGCTCCTGGGTGAGCTCGTGGATGCGGAGGTGGGTAAGGGTCTCCTTTCCGTCGATGGTCATTTGCCGAGCCGCAATCACCTGGTCCGGTTCAATGAGGATCCAGTATGGCCGGATATCCTGGTTGGCCAGATCTGCGATGGTTGGGGGTGCACCATCGGTGCGTTGCATGAGTGTTGGTTGCTCGATGAGGATGTGGCAGAAAGCTTTGGCGATACCCTGCCGAAACCACTTCCGGGTGAAGGTATCCATGTTCGTGCCCTGCTTGTCGATATTCTTCTCTAAGTCCTTGATTTCACTTGGTACGTCATCGTTGAGGGTGAGAGGTGTTCGGAATGGTCTGCCAACCCAGCCGCCCAGGGTGAGCTCGGTTTGGTTCCACAACAGTGCGCTGTTTAGGCGCTCATCGTATCGAGGTTGTTCTTCTCCGGCGTGTTTGGTCATGTATTGCATACCGGCCGCTCGCATGGCTTCCGTGCCACCGAGGATGGTATCCATTTTATTCCACATGCCCATCATTCGTAGCCGTTCTGCGGATGGGTTCGCGGGACCTTTTGATTTTTTCGCCATTATTTCTAACCTTTATAGACTCGAGCACGCTTTGCGCGTTTGGCTCGGCACCGATATCTTACCTCATCTGCGATGTGGTCCTCAATATTCGTGTCCACGTCGTCGGGGTTCTTCTTGTCGCGGCTAAGTATTGGGAATGTGCGGAGGAAGTGTTCACAGTTATCTGAGACAAACAGGCCTGGCGACTCGCGGATGTAGTTGCCATCCTCCGTCTTGGTGGGTTTTGCAGCCTTCAGCATTTTGCGTATCTGCTGCCAGCCCTGGATTCGGCTGCCCTTGCTCTTGTCTGCGGCCAACCACCTGATTCCTCTGGACTTCATGTCTCCTGCCACGGTCTTGCCTGGCTCCCACTGGTCGAAGATGCTGGCATCCGCCACTCCGGGGTAGACTCGGCCCATCAAGTCCATGTTTTCTATGCGCTGGACGATGCCTTCCGCAATCTCGGTAGAGGCTAGGCGCATACCTACATTGTCCTCGTCCCCTTCTTGCCCGTACCACTCGTTGAAGCGAAATAGGTCTCCGCGTACGTGGCCAACCGTACGGCCGCTAGGGAGCGTTACAGGCTCACCGTTGGACTCTGCCCAGAAGCCCACTGAGAAGGGTTTTGATTGACCGTGATCATAGCTTCGGTCGATTCGCCATCCCTCGGGAATGTGCTCTGCTCGGAGGCCAACTGCGACGTGGCAGTCTGCATCCCAGATGTCATCAAACATTCCACCACTGGTGATGTCCCAGCTGCCGTCGATCCAGGCTGCTGCTTCGGCAGGGGATGTACATGACGCTCGGAGTCGGTCGATGTAGTGAGGATTGGCATGGAGGAGGATCTTATTCTCTGATAGAGATCCGTGGATTGCGATTCGGTCCGGCTCACCTTCCGTTTTCTTGAGATGGGTGTGGCATGTACCTGGAATTACTGGTAGTCCATAGCGTCTTTTGACCCAGTTGTGGCCGCTGTTTCCTGATAGGAAGACATGCTTACCTTGCCGAAGAAAAAAAGTCTCTGTATCCGCAACTGTTATACAAAATACTTTTCCGCTGTACTTACGTCGAGTAAGTTCTTTTTTGGTAAGGGTTGTCTTGTTTGTGCCTTGCCACCCTATTGAGTAATGAAGGCCTTCTCGGTTTTCTCGATACCTAGCATGCGTTTGATTGGCCATGCCTAGCTTGGTCATTATTTCAGATACATCATCGGCCAGTTGTCGACTGATTGTGTAATACGTTTTGTGGTGCCTATCTCCAAGCATAAGGGCATCCAAACACCCCTGAAGGACAGGTGCGGGTTGGTTTAAAAACCACCGGGGTATGTGTTTCGTTCGACATTTACCTTGGGCGGCGAAATGCTGCATCCAATACCTCTCTGAGATCCAAAAGGCCTGGCCGTCATATCGGTAGTGAAACCCGCACCGATCTAGGAGGGCTCGAATAGTTGGCAGATTTTCTACCTTACTTTGCGCAATACAAAAAGCCTGATCCCTCTTGCAAAGGCACCCCTTAGACACAAACCACCCGAGGAGTTCTGCATAATCCTCTACAAGAAGGGATTTAATAATGGGGCTCTTTGGTTTCCTGTGGGAGTCATTCTTGGTAAATCCGGGATAGACGCGAGTGACCTCCTCGCCCTCAACACCCTCCCATGTTTCGGGGTTGGCGGACCTGCGGAGTATTGGGTATTTTGGGAGATCTTGGAATGACTTGACTGTGTGCTGTGAACAGTCTGTATTCAATAGGGGCCACCGATGGTCTTCCGTAAATGAAAGGTGGATGCCCCTTGCATTTCTTTCATATAGCTCTCCGTCGAAATCGTATGCATGCGTCTCTGTGACTTGTCGTACGCAGGAATCTCCGTTCTTGTGAGTGGATACAACAAAATCCTCTGTGGTAACATCTTGAATGTCAACCCATCCGCGCGTGGTTAGTACGTCGCCATATGGAACACATCCACTGGGATTGCACGTGGCACGAATCTTCGCAGGGACGTTTTTGTTTGTTGATCGAACCGTAGAAATGAGTCGCTTAAAGAGGGAATCGTCCGGCCATGTTGTGAGTTCTTCCCAGCCCTGCCAGGAATAGTTGTGGCCGTGATACTTCCAATAGTCGGCTTCCTTCTCCACAAATCCGAAGATGAGCTGCTCTCCATCCTGGAAGGTCCAGGTGCTAGAGGCCTTGTTGTACTGGGCGGTTGGGAATATCTTAGGGAACCACTTGTATGCCTTATTGATAACATCCTTTAGTTCCGGGAACGTACGACGGAATAGGACACCTCGCCAGTCCGGGCCATATCCCTGCCCCACGTGCTGGAGAAAGTCCATGAGGAGTGCATCAGTTTTTCCATTGCCTCGAGTTCCTGCGAATAGGCACTCGAAGACAGGGCAGGTGAGGAACATTGTTTGGGACCCCGGTTGGGGCGCCCAGACTGCTGGGTTCTTCAAATCCTTTTTGTGATAGGCGCGGAGGTTGTCTTCCTCGTCCACCTTCCATACAATTTGGGGGTCGGAGATAGCCACTATGTGAGGTCCTCATCTGTGGCCACCACATCGAAAATGCTCTGTCGACGAGAGGGGGCGTCGGATACCACAACCTCTTCTGGCTGTGGGAGCTTCTCGTGTGGGACTTGGGGTGGAGGGCCAGCGGGGAGGGCGGCTACATCAAGAGGTGGAAGCTCTTTTGGTATCTCGCCCGAGGCTAGCCAGTTCTCCATGCTGGGAGCAGGGGCCGCGGTGAGAAGTACACCACCTGTAATGGTGACATCTGTCTGCTTCTTCTCGTTGTACTTTGGGTTCTTGGTTTTGATGAGGAGGGTCATCAAGGCATCGCTGTACTTTGTGACCTGGCCTACAATCTCCCCATCTTTGAAGATGTCTTCCTGTACACCGTACATTGCTCGGCGGATTAGTTCCTCCTCCACACGCTCGGCGAAGAGCTCCAGGGCGTCGTTGTATGCTTCATCGAACTCAGGGTCGATGTCGCGGGTGGAGTTGACAATACGCTTGGGGACACCGATTCGGTGTGCCGCTGTGAGGGGAAGACCCGTCTCTATGAGGGTCTCGAGATATAGGCCTTTCGCCTCGTCGTCGAAGACGACATTGTTCTTGGTGTACGCCAAGTGGCGAGTATGCTACGTTTTATTCGGTGGGGGTAGTTTTGTGGGTTTTCCTGCACAGGTAAGCGCATGGAGAAGAGATCGAATCAAGATGTCGAAACCATCCGGACATTTTGGATCTTGCTGCGCCTCTTCTAGGTGTTCGATTGCGAAACGGAGTTCAATTCTCCATCTTTGGTCCATTACGGGTTTGGTACCACTTTGATGAGTAGGTCTCGGTGGACAATTAAGCCGCCAGGGGGTTTAGGGGTTCCGCACTGTGGTAGGTCTGTCCAAGTCACAACTACCCCTTGGGGGTAGTTTGCATAACCTGCTATTTCTATAATTTCTTCATGGGTTATGGCACTCCCCAGGGGGAATGTTTCTGGTTCCCCATTGATTCGGACAGCTACTAAGTTACTACTTTGGTTTTTAGTTGCCGGTTTGGGGTTCGCCCAAGGGGTTCCGGGGTCGAGGGGGAGGAGGTCTGCGTTGACAGCTTGGCTGAGGGTCATCATCAGGGAGGCGGAGGCGTGGGCTAGGTGTGGAAGTAGGGAGGGGCCGACGGTGCAGCCTTTCTTTACATCGGTGTCCTTGGCATAGCAGGCCTGCTTCATCCCCTCTAGGTCTTCTAGGTTGGGGTCGAGAGCTTGGTGCTGTTCCATTGCTTCGAGGGTTAGTCCTACGTGTGAGATGGTCGCCCGGAGGTATTCTCGAAGACGCTCGAAATTCTCCTTCGGGGTTGGGAGCGGTCGGAGGAAGTTGGCGCGTTCGTATTTGGCAGAGCCATACTCGCAGGCGCGGGCGACGTAGTTTTTGATTGCTTGCCGGACGTGCGTAACATCAGGTTTGCGATTGCTACCGAGGGCTTCTTTTAGGTCTTTCATTTGGTTCCTTTGATAAAAAAGGCAGGTGAGCTAACCTGCTCACCTACCTCGAATGTTCACCTTGCGGTGGATACACAACTACTAACGACGTTTAATTTCCATACTTAGATCTTAGATTCTGTGGGCTTCCGCTACCCCACCTCGCTACTCAACCTTCCTTTGTGGGGGGAAGGCTCAGTAGCGAGGACTCGATTCGAACGAGCGTCTCAGAGGATTGTTATGGAAAGGTGGATTTAGTAGTTTGTGTTTTTTGGCTAAACTTTTAAGGTCAAGTCTTAGTTTGTTCAGTGAGGGGCTTTTCTGTTGGCCCTGCGTATACCGTTTCGCCACCTCCCCGTATGAGTGGGGAGAGAAGGATTCGAACCTTCATTCACTGTTTGTTTAATTTCAGACTCAGTCTTAGCTTGCCTTAAATCTTTATTGGTTGAAGAGGTAATCGAATACGACGTCTCCAATCATCTTTGGCGGGGCAGACACTCCGTTGGCTTCTTCCCAGGCGAACTTCACAGCCTTAGTGAGTGTCTCCACTTTCTTCATCAACTTCTTCTTGTCCGACTCCACAATAGCACCCGACTGTTTCACGGTGATCCAGTGGCCGATGGTGACGTCTTTCGTGATGAGTTGAGTCTGGGCGGGGTGCTCTTTGGTGGCAGGTGCCATCAAAATAGGCTCTACCACCTTCGCTGTACTTCGTGTTGAAACAGGATCTGTTTTGAACAGACCCAGGGCTACATCTCTGTTCCAGTCGTCATCCGCGGAAAGGGTGGGAAGCGTCTGGATGACTGACTTGATGTCCTTCAACTGCTTCTCGAGGAAGAGGAGGTACGTAGCCGGTACACCGGTTAGCAGTGGAGTGCCACCAATAACCACATCCGCTCGGGCCTCGCAGTTAGCAAAATCTTTCTGGGCAGTGATATCGAAGAGCTCAGTTAGCGTGTCGCTCATCGTGGAGAGCACGTCGTCCACATTCAATTGCACCCTTCGGCGCTCCGGCGGACGATCTTCGCCACTCTCTTCTCGCTTTTCCCAGCTCTTTACAAAACCATCAAATAGCGCGGGCTTTTGGATGGACTTGTAAAGCTGGCTAACACTTTGGTTGACCTTGTTCTTGATGCCTTTTTCAACGGCGATGATTTGATTAAGTTTCGTCATGATGTTGTCTACTCTACTCTCTTTTTGTTTTGTGTCAACACTTTCTTTTGTTGGCGGTTGCAGTACCAGCGGGTGATGTCGGCGGCAGCGATTATGGCGAAGAGGTAGTATCCGAGGAATGCGAGAGATCCCAGAGCTGAGTCAGTTATGCTGTTACCGTCGAGCTGGCCGGCAGAGAACATGGCTATAAATATACCTACTAAAATCCACAGCGGGTCAATGGTAAGTGCTAGGTAGTAGGCTCTGTCTTTATTCATCCCTTACTCCATAAAACTCTTTTAGGATTTGGGGTTTTGCTGGAATATACACAGCAAAGAGGTTTTCATCGTATGAAGCCCAGTCTTGCCTGTTGGATTCGATGGCTTGTTGACATAGTAATTCGGAGGAGTAGTAGGATGCTCGTGCTACGACACCATCATGCTCCA